AAACGAATAAATACGGATAAATGAGTATAAAAGTTTCAATCCCTGCCGACTACGCGAGCATTTCGCTGAAGCAGTACAAAGAGTTCAAGACAGCAAAGTCAGACGCTGACAAGTTGGTCGCGGTGTCCAACCTATCGAAAGAAGACGTTCAAAAGGTTCCAATGCAACACGTTCCTACTTTACTCGCTGCGTTCGACGACACGTTGTTAAACGAGAGCGCGAAATTCTTTGAGACGATAACTATCAAAGATACCGACTTCGGGTTTATTCCCAACCTGTACGAAATCTCACTTGGCGAATACGCTGACATCTCAACGTGGGCGGCTAACGTCGAAGAAAACATTGTGAAAATAATGTCTGTGCTTTACCGTCCCATTGTGAAGCGCGTTGGTTCGAAATACTTAATCGAAGAATACAACAGCACGAAAAGAGCAGTGAGTGAGGAACTTGTCGAGCAGATGACACTCGAACAATTCAATGGTGCGATGCTTTTTTTTTCGACTTTGCTCAACGAACTAAACAACACTTCGCTCGATTATTTGGAGATAGAGGTGAAGAAGTTGACGCAGGAGTTGACGGAGCAATTGAAGACAGAGACAACCTAAACCAAGTGCTTGGACGCTACGGTTGGTATCACTTGTTTATGGAAGCGTGCGGACGTGACATAACAAAATTGGACGCAATTACGGAAAAATCCGCGTGGAGTATATTTACTTATATGACTTACCTAATAGACTACAATTATGTCGAACGTACAAAGCTACAACGCTCTTATCGATAGGTTCAAAGCATTTGCTTCTGGACACTTTATTCTGAAAAGATTTTCACACGGACAGATTGAGGTTTCTGACCTTGAAAAGTTTGGTGAATATCCATTTATGCACGTCATTCCTTCCAATGTGACTTATTCGCAGGGAATGAAGACTTTCAGTTTTCAGATTGTCCTTGCTGACTTACCACGCGACAAAGAAGACAAGAGCGAATATCAGCGCGAAGTTCTTTCTGACCTTCAAAGAATTGCAGAAGATTTAATTGCTGAGATTACGAACCACCGCGTTTTGTTCGGTGACTTAATCACGGTTCAAAATGTTTCTTTAGAACCATTCCTTGAAGAATTTCAACACACGTTGACAGGTTGGACTATTAGTCTTGACCTTCTTGTCCCTTACTATTGGGACGCTTGTTCTATTCCTGCGGAGTGGAACGATATGTTTGAAAGTAGCACAGGTGGCACAGGATCAATTTTGACGTTCACGGATTCGATAACAAGAGACGAGAACGGATTTGTTCGACTTGTTAACGACGAAGCAGAACCTGCTCCGAACTATTACTACGGAACGAACGACGAAGGGGTGCGCGGTTGGTATCTTTTGACGGATGAAGTAGGTCTTACTTGTGTGACGCTTCCTTCTTGCCAGACGATAATTGACATTGAAGCTGCCATTGATTTGTTGCAGACTGACGTAACAGACTTGCAAGGCGACGTTTCTTCTTTGGAGACTAACAAAGTACCATACACAGGAGCGACAGGAAATGTTAATTTAGGCGAGTTCGAATTAAAGGCAGGGCAATTGTCTTTAGATACATCTCCAACAGGAACGGCAGCGGTTGGAACAACGCGATGGAACGATAGCATCGGTAGTTCAGAGACAACTTTAAAAGGGGGTTCAGTTATTTTGAAGAATGGGGTTGACCTTGTTGCTCGCGTAGTGAACAAAGTAACACCAAACACAACGCTTACGAAGGCTGCTTATCAAGCGGTAAGAATCAGCGGTGCTCAAGGTCAGCGTTTAGCGGTAGCACTTGCACAAGCGAACAACGATACGAATAGCGCGGATACAATAGGTGTAGTTACTGAGACGATAGCAACGAATCAAGAAGGCTTTATAATGACTGTTGGAAATCTTGAGGAGATTAACACAACAGGAAGTCTGCAAGGCGAAACGTGGGTTGACGGAGACGTCTTGTATTTGTCACCAACAACGGCAGGAGCAATTACCAACGTCAAGCCAACAGGAGCGACAGGACACATCGTTGTTATCGGATACGTTGAATACGCTCACGCTATTCACGGAAAGATTTATGTGAAGGTGATGAATGGTTGGGAACTTGACGAGTTGCACAACGTGTATATTGATACTCCTGTAAACAACAACGTTTTAACTTACGAAAGTTCTACTTCTTTGTGGAAAAACAAGACGGTTGCAACGGCTTTAGGTTACACACCAGTTCCCGAAACGCGAACGCTCACAATCAACGGCACAACGCAAGATTTAAGCGCTAACAGAACATTCACAATAGCAACAGGCTTAACGGTAGGCACTACACCAATAACAAGCGGAACTGTTGGACGCGTCTTGTTCGAAGGAACGGGTAATGTGTTGCAGGAGAGTGCTAATTTCTTTTGGGACAATACCAATGGAAGATTAGGAATTGGAACAACAACACCAACACAAAAGTTGGAAGTTAATGGAGCAGTAAAAACAACCAGTGTACAAGCAAGTGGAATTTCTACACTTTCAACTTGTTTTATGTATGGTTATTTAACTGAAGACAACAACTCAAATAGAATTTATTTAAACGCTAATGAATTAGATTTTTGGACAAATGGTGGAAGTTCTTTGAGAATTACCAAAGCAACTAAAAATGTCCTCATCGGCACAACAACAGACGCAGGGTACAAGCTCGATGTGAATGGAACGGCGAGGGTGAATGCAACAGGTTCGTACAATACCACTTTTGCTAATACAGGAATTTCAGTTTACAATACTTATGCACCTACTGGCTATAATTCTTGGCTTGTTGGAGTTGAAACGGAATATTTTGCAGTTTATAGCGGAAGGAATATATTCTATATTCACAGAACGAGAACTAATGGTAATTCTTATTTAAATACCGATTACTTTAGATTTGGAGCAGCGGATACAGCAACTGCGCAAGTTGATATTAATGGTTCATCAACAACAAGAGCATCACTACGAATCCGTTCAGGTACTGCGCCAACAACTCCAAATGATGGGGATATTTGGTACGATGGAACAAATTTAAAAATGAGAGTAGGAGCAGTAACAAAAACATTCACTTTAATATAATTACAATGGCTAAAATACAACCAATAGTCTTTCCTTTAAACGCAGGAACAGCAACAGAGATGAGTGTTCTCATTCTCAACTTCGAAACATCTGCAACAACTTGCACTACTTATTACGAATTGAAATCTGAAGCAACTGAGGAAGTGCCTTCAAAGGTTTTATCAAATGGTAACTACACGCTAACCGAGCAAGAGTTCGCAGCGTGGGGTGAAGATAATGCGTGGGTAGAACAATGCGTTGCAAACGCAATAGGAGTTACAATTTTATCTTTCTAACAATGAACTTAACAGAGGAACACTTGAAGCAGTTAGATGCTTTCATTCAAGAGATGCCTGTCAAATTTGGCTTACCACTAATCCAATTCTTCAACAAGATAAAAGAAGAGGCTGATAAAGAATGAGCATACTTGCTGAGCTATTTGAACAGGGAGCGCTATACGATGTGCTTTTAGATTTCGGTGAGACCGTTACTGATCGTGCACGCTCTAACATTAGAATACAGCAAACAAGATACGGAAAGAAGCGCAGAGCTAACACAACAGGCACCCTTGCAGCTTCGCTATATTATGACATGGATGTAACCGGTACTACTCCATCTATCTCATTCAACTCATCAGCAGACTATGCTAAGTGGGTGGAATACGGAAGGCAAGGTAAGGAGAGTAACTACAAAGGAATAGATACACGCTTCGCAGCCAGCGCAGCTAAGCCTCCTGTGGATGCTATTCTTAATTGGATGAATCTAAAGAAGATTAAGCTCCGCAGCATTGGTGAGACAGGGCGCAGAACTAAGTTTGCTAAGAGTGCAATCAATAGAGATGAGGCACAGCGCTTAAGAGTGGCTAATGCTATGGCGAAGAGCATAGAGAAAAAAGGTATTGCGCCTCTCTATTATTGGAGAGATGCTTATCTTGAAACATTACCTGAATATGGGCCACAACTTAACGAGGCAATGGGGGATGCAGTCTATGTTTACATCTTAAATCAAACGAGAAAATTAACTAATATTAAACCTGTCTAATAATGGCAATAACAATACATCAGCAGCCATACGTTTTTACTGCGCTTAAGCAGAAGCTTATCGTGGTGGCTACATCTTCGAACATAGGACAGCCTGGCTTTCGCTATGTGGTAGAGGTAAGCAATGGCACTACTACTAATACTTTTTACGTGCAGCCTAACATCAATGGCGCTTTAGTGTTTGACCTTAATCCTGTGGTAAGCTCTGCAATGGATTTAGGAGTGAACACTACAGACGTAGCAGCGAGCTTATTTGGTAGCTACACAGTGCAAGATGCGGCTACATCGCGTAATATCTTAGGCATTAGCACAATCATCAAAGAAGGATATGAGGTGCTTGGTGTATTCGAGGTGCAGGCTACTGCTTACCCATTAGATGGCAGCGCTTTAATCAATGCAGCGTTTCAGATTAGTGATGGCTTTAATCCTAATCCAGCTACTCACTTTGCACTGAGCTCAGCAACGAGCTATATCATGAGTGATTTAGTACGTAGCACCTATGCAATGGATGATGTATTAGCTAAGTACAGCTTAGGAGCTAACACGATAGGCATAACAGGATATAATGATGATTATGGGGTGCTTACTATTCCTGCTGATGATGGCACTACTTTAACAGGTAACGCGATAGATGAGGTGCAGATTATTCAATTCAATGCTGCAGGCTCACCTATTCAGACTGACACTTTAGCGTGCGTAATTGCAGCAGGAACAATTAACCACTTGCCTCTTATGCCTGCTAACATCAATGAGATGTTTGCGTTAGATGCAGCATGGCATCACTACATCTTGAACTTCAGAACTTCGGGAGGCTCACCATGTGCACGATCAATAGCAGTATTCAAAGCAGCTGACGAATGCAGATTCGATAAGGTAAGATTAGCATGGACTAACAGCAGAGGTGGATGGGACTATTTCAATTTTACTAAACGCTCTGAGGATTCTTACTCAGTGGAGCGCAAGAGATATAGAAAGGTAGTGGGTAACTACGGCACAGCTGATGAGACTACTGAGTTCGGCTTTAACACATACGATAGAGGCTTAACCGAGCGCAGCCCATTCGTTGAGAAGATGATGCGAATACGCACTGACTACTTAACAGAGGGGCAGTTCGAATATCTTAAGAATCTAATCTACTCAGAATCGGTTTACATGATTGGAGCAGATGGAAGCGCTACTCCTGTGGTCATTGAATCTAATAACTACGTGGCTATTAAGACTCGCAGCTTTGCGAAGACAGACTTAGAATTGACATTGAAATTTAGCAACGATTACACAGCATGAAGCCAACAGTAATATTAACGGTTAAGGCAACCAATGGAGCTGCTGTAGTAGTAGACTTATACGAGAATGAGAGCATCAGCTACTCATCTAACTTCAATAGCGTTTCTGAGTTCACTACCAGGGGCGCTTTCTCAAGAGAGTTCAGAATACCTGCTACAAAGAATAACGTAGATTTCTTTGGTCAGCAGTATAATGTGAATCTGCTTAATGATGACACTACACAGATTAATGTGCTTCGCAAGATAGAGGCTACTCTTTCAGTAGATACCTTACCTATTGCTGAAGGACACATACAATTTAAGCAGGCCATCACTCAGCAAGGTAAGATGCATGAGTTCGTAATAGCATTTTTTGGTGAGACTGTTGACTTAGCTCGCAGCATTGGAGATAAGCTGCTGAAAGAATTAGACTACTCAGATTTAGACCATGAGAATAGCTATGCAAATATCACTGATATTAACGATGGTACTTTATTCGATAACGCTATCTGCTATACGCTAACTGATAAGGGGCAGAATTGGAGCGAAGATACAGCCATCGGAAGCAGAAGAGTTTTTAGTTCAGTTAATCCTATCTACACTTCTGAGTTAACTTTAGCAGTGCAAGCCAAGTGGTTACTTAACAAGATTATAACTGAGGCTGGATTCAATTGGAGTGGAACAACAATAGATGAAGAGCTTGAAAAAATGTACGTGCCTTACATAACAGGGCCACGAACAGAAGGATTAAGCAACGATGAGGCTAAATTTAAGGTAGAGTTTGCTACAGATACTGCATTTAGCATTGATGTACAAGGTGACCAAAGTAATTATTACAAACAGCTTACAGGATGGACTGAGATAAGTGATCCATCTAACAGCTGGGCATCTAATGCATACACTGCTCAGGGTAGTTTTCAGGCATCTATTGAAATTGACTTAACTATTGAAGTAGACACTACAGGATATTCTGCCGATACTCAGCACGTGTATGATATTATGTGCAAGAGAGTGAGAGGTGGAACTGAATTATTTATACCATTCCCACTATCTATGGGAGTAGGCCCTACATCTCTACAATATACGCAAGGTATAGGATGGCAGCCTACTACTCCTGTTAATCCATTTAATGTATATTCTAATTTTCAATTAGATGTACAAGATGGTGATGTATACACGCTTTATATTTTTGCTCATCAAGGAAGCTCTCAAAGCGTAGAAATTAAAGCAGATAGCTTTGCTTCATTCTATTATGTTACAGGATTAAACTATTCTTATCCAGTTCAGATTGCTAACAATGCTCCTGAGATGAAACAAGTAGATTACTTGAGAGATATTCTCAAGATGTTTAATGCTGTTTTAGTTCCTAATCCTAACATGCCTAACGCTGTTGAGATTATTCCAATGGTGGAGTATTTAGGCAGTGGTGATGATTACGATTGGACAGGGAAGTTAGACCTATCTAAAGACATCGTGCTTACTCCTGCTTCAGACATCAGAAAGCGCCTCCTTAAATGGAGCTACAAAGAGCAAGGTGATTTCTTCAATGCTAAGTACAAGACAGGAGCGCAGCGTATCTATGGTGAGCTTAGACTTACTGATCCCGCGAATGACTTCAGCACAAGTGATTATACGGTAGAACTTACATTCGGAGCTTCACCTTGTGACCTGATTCCTAACACTAACTACATCATCCCTAAGTACTTCAATGAAAAGGGTGAGTTCATGACACCTGGGCCGCGTATCCTTTACAGAAGAGCTAACGAAGAGGCGGCTGTAGTTATGGTTTATGATGAGGTAGCAGAAGAATCTACATTTACCATTATTCCACTACTCAGCCATTACAAATCTATACCAACAGCTATAGGCACAGATGACCTAAACTTCGGACAAGAGATACCTCCGCATCCAATTGAGGCCATGCCATTGCATACGCTTTTCGATAGGTATTGGAGGCAGTATATCTCTGAGCTTTACGATAGCGAGCAGAAGATTATGGAGGCTTATTTTAAGCTTAGCGTAACCGATGTATTTGGCTTAAAGTTTAATGATAAGATTTGGGTTAAAGACTCGTGGTGGAGAGTAATAGAACTTACTGATTACATAGTGGCAGATGAGCAAGTAACTAAGTGCAAGCTTATGCGTTTACTTGACATTGGAGCGCTTTGTCAATACACACCATCTACCATTAACGTAAGCACAGGTGCAGTAGAATTCTTAGATTACGATGGCAACACAAGCTATGGCTCACAAGAGTGCTGTGAATATTACGGCTATACTTGGAACACAACTAAGGGCCGCTGCTACGCATCTACTTTAACGAATGGAACAGGCGGCATAATCGGATCACCAAATAACTCAGGCGGTAGCAATATCACTAACACAAGTGGTAACCAAAAGAGTGCTACCGGAATGGGTAACGTAGTTCGTGCTGAAATTGAGAATAACAACGAACGAATCTTTGTTAGCGGCTTAGGTCATGGCATCAGCCCTAACAATAACTACAGCCAAGCCATGGGCTATCGCAACTTCATTAGACCTAATTTAGAAGGTACT